TCGCTCTCTCCTAAAAAATTTAAGATATTTTTATTCGATTTTTGCATCTTAAATGGTGATGCATATTCAAAATACTTCCCCTATTCAAAGTAGTTTTAGCTATTTTCTAATACGATCCGCTTAATGAATGAACGCGATAGTTTGCTGGTGTGTCATACGGAAAATTCCTCTAGCAAAGAATATTTAAAGACATCCGATAATATATTTATTGTGTTCAGGCCACAAATATGATGCGTTATTGCAAGCAAGGTAGAAGCTTTTAAATTGAAGAAATAACTTTATTTCTCACCTAATGCTTGAAACAACTGTATGTACATTTGATGTGAATGTACCTTACGATGAATGGGTGAAAAAGTTTGACATCGACGAGGCGCCAGCCAGATCAGCCAAAGGAATAAAGGTTATTTTCAGAGGTGTCAGCAAAGACAATCCTGAAAAAGCGATCGTTGTAGTTCAAGCTTTAGAGGGTGTCTTAGGGAAACACATACAAGAGAACATTCAAATATTTGAAAAAAATGGTGCAGTCATGAGTACTGCAAAACCTAGTCTCTGGTCTTGAGGATCCACATTGCTTAGGTATAAATAAAGAATCAAATCAAAAGATTAGTCTCAATTAAATCTGAACAATGATTAGAAATCTGTTTTTCTTAATTCTCGGAGCATTTAGCGGTCTTTGGTTTATATGGCCTCAAATCATTACGACCAAAGGTTGGGAATGCACAAAAGATGTTATTGCATCTTCTAATGAAGATTTAACAGATATTGAATCATTAGTTGAATCCTTGCCAAACAGAATCAAATTAGGCTTGGCTGTTTCCCCAAAAACATTGCTAAAGAGAGAGAACCTTACTCGTATCGAGAAGCTCAGAATTGTTGGAGATGCTTGCTTTAGATAATTTAAAAAGCACAAGGAAAAATTATCATTATTAACATCAACAAAAAGTTGGCGTCTTAACTTATCAAAGCAATTGCTTCTTTTAATTCGTTCGCATGATTGATCTCATCTTGAGCAATTTCACGTATCCTCTGATCGTTTGGATTAACGGTTAGATACTTTGCATAAGTTTCATACGCATGCTCTTCAATTTTTATATTGATATCGTAAGCATTTGATGGAGATAGTAAGTAATAAAAAACCATTACCCAGTAATAGAAGAGCACTAAATGCCTAGCAAGAAATCGATCAACCCAATATCTATTTCCGCTTCGTGATTCCATCTCCTCTAAATGCTCAGTCTCATTAATTGCTTGGTAAAAATGAGCTTTCATAAGCTTGTTGCTTAAAGGAGTCTTTAGACCAAGCGATTCTTGTAAATGCAAAACTGATAAGAATGCAAAATAAGGTGCTCTAGCAATTACCTCAAGAACCCAAAAACGTTGAATCGGTCTACCTTCGTAGATTCGATCAAGAATACTTACACTAAAATCTAAGACAAGTGAATTAAAACCTTTCATAATTCATTAGCTCACTATTTAAGTATAAATACTTAACAAAAGAAGGTGAGTAACAACTTATTTATTTAACTATCGATAGCAACTGGAGCTGAATATGGAAGTGGACCAAAGATTAAATCTATCTTGCTCGAACAGGTTGGTAAGTAGGAATCATCTTTCCTCCACCGAAATCGTCATCATCATCTGGAAGCGCTCTTGAGATTAGTTCTACAAGAACTAGAGCAGCCATAGGGTAGAAACACCATAAAACAGCTTTCCAGATGGGAAATGAGTCAACTAGCTGAAGCTCAGTCATGTATCAGAAAATTGTTTGAACAAACCTAACTGATCTAAAAATATTTAGTGTTACGGTTAGCACGAAGTGAATGTTTATCTAATCGATCCTTCTGTAAAAAAATCACTTCAAGCGGTCTAAGTTTTCCACAGCTGCAGAGTCACTAAATAACTCCAAGATCTAAATAAAAAGCAATTCCAATAAAAAAGACCCTAGGTATGGTGTCCTACGGGCCTGGGTGATGGGGATCTTATTTTTAACTGTTTTTCAACCAAATTGCAACCCCTACCATATCTGGTGTTAGAAAGATTAAAAAAACAGAAAAAAAGTCCCATATCTGGAATTATTAGCTTGCGTAATATGTACACAACGAGTATTATTTTCGAATTACTGGGTGATGGGGATCTCTCAGTATCTTCTCCCTCAAATTTGAGGGTTTTTTTATGCCATGAATTTCTGCACATAATTTCTAAGATGGATTAAGGCAAAATCAGTAAAAAACTGCTCTGATAATTATTTTTTTCCCAAATCGAGAACATGGAACACGTAACTAGTGCAATTGGTAATCCCACAGCACTCTTAGTAGAGAGAATTTTTTGGTTGGGGTTAGGTGCATTTTTAGGCCTGGCAATAATTACTTCTTTACTAAGAGGATTAAAAGAAAGTAAAAACAAAACGACACCAGTTTCACCTGATCAATTAGAAAATCTTGCAAAAAAAGCGATCCAACAAAACAGTGATAGCAATTGATATTGGTTATCAGATATTTTTATAGCCACAAACAAATTTACTTATGGTCGTTGGGGCGAGAACCGTACAATCAGCTACCACTGAATAGATGATGAGCATATATGCTTAATACATATTCACAAAAACAATGAAATTAGTTCCTTACATATTCATGGCTGTTGCTATCTTCTCAGAAGTTTCAACAATTGCTACGACTCCTATTATCTAACTGATTCTCATTAATTGAGTATTCAGACCTAACACGTTAGGGTGAATACCGACGTTAGATTGTATATAACTGATTTGTATTCATGCTCAAAAAGATATTTAGGGCTGCTAGTTTTTTAGCTTTGTCTGTTTTTTTAGCTTCAACAACTATTTTTTCAGGAATCAACCCTGTAGTAGCCGCGCAAATGGGTTCTGATATGAACGAAGATAACTCTATGGGTATTGTGATCGAAGAATCAAGTGATACCTTGGATGACTCGAAAACTAGTGCTGCCCCAGATCTTGGAGATGATCAAGCATTTCCTTTTATTCCAGGTTTTGGTAAAAATTCCGGTAAAGACTGATCATCTTTTTGTTTAAAAGGATTGATTGATAATAAATTACTAATTTTTTCGAAGGCTAGAAAAAATCCACAGATATAAGTGATGGTTAGCTAAACCATTTTCATGGAAAAATGGGAATCAAAAATAATTATTTTTATTATGTTTGCAGTGCTTGCAATTGGGTCAATCGCGCCATTGATAAGGATGATCAGTGATCGTATTTCCTAAGAATGACTTTGCTTGGACAAGCTGAGATGATTGAAGGAATTATTCCTAACATGATTACTTTTAACATTTTTGCTAGTAAATTTCTTATTTAAAAAAACTGAAAGATGGATTAATTGCTTGGTTGAAACAAAAAAAATCTAGAGAAAAATCTCTAGATTTATATGAAAATTGATTTAATTTAGAGCTATTTAAAATATGCCAGGGATTATTTGACCAGTAGTGATATAAGCGCCAAGTAAAGCAATCATTCCAATCATTGCCCAACGGCCATTGGTCTTTTCTGCTTCTTCAGGATAGTTGGAATAGTTTTCAACTAATTGGGTTTGTACCTGGGTCGCAAACATGTTTTGCTTACCGTATTCAGTAATGATCTGGTTAGAAGCAGAACTGTAAGCTGGGATTCCTGTTGGATCAACTGATTGACCATCTGATTGATTATCAGTTGGATCAATTGATTGATCAGAAACTGGGTTACTAGTAGTCATTTATTAACCTAAAAAATGCCTGGAATGATTTGACCTGTTGTTGCGTAAGCACCGAAAGCAGCAATAAAGCCAATCATTGCCATCCAACCATTAAACTTTTCTGCTTCTGGTGTCATTAGAATACACCTGGAATGAGTTGTCCTGTTGTTAGGTAAGCACCAAGACCAGCGATAATGCCAATCATTGCCCAACGTCCGTTCTGTAGTTCTGCGTTTTCTTTCATTGTTCTTAGATTAAAGGGATAGAATTTAAAGAGACCTTGCTTCGACTATGCAATGCCTGGTATGACCCATCCAAAGATGGCATAGTTATGGATTGCTGCAAACAAACCAATCATCGCTAGGCGACCATTAGTTCTCTCAGCATTCTTCCAGTAACCTTCATAGTTCTCAACGTACTCCATAGGAGGTTCCGATGCGAACATATTTTGTTTGCCGTATTCGGTAGTTGTATACCTTTTGGCAGTTGTTGAAGTCATTTCTGTTTTGTTAAGAAACGTTACATAATTATATAGCAAACATTAAATCCTGTCAAGAAACTTTACATACGGACTCCCGAACAAAATTAAAGGGGTCTTATGACCCCTATAATGTTAACTTATGTTTCATCCTTAACTGGGTAATTAAAAACCCAAATCCATAATAATGTTAATATTATTATCGCAAATATTCTAATAGAATCTGGAGATGTATCAATCATCTTTTTTTACGATCTTGCTCAAGACTCAGTTGCCTTTCAAACTCAAACTTCATAGTCGAAAGATTTTGAGATAAGTATTGTTCGTATTCGTTATCTGCTATTAGATCTTCCAGATGAGCAACATGCTCAAGTGCAAAGACTAGTTTAGTTTCCAGATTCATCCTTGGCATCCATAAGTTCCTCTAGTTTGAAGATACTATGAAGTTCCAATTTTGCTGACTTCATAGCAGTGTCTGCTTCACCGTCTTCTTGACGGTCAACAATAGCAACAACACGATTAACTATATATCCAGCATCACGAATTTTCTCAACTGCTTGAATAGCAGAACCACCTGTAGTAATCACATCTTCTACAACAGTTACCTTAGATCCCTTTGGAAGATCTGGTCCTTCTATCCATGCACCTGTTCCATGACCTTTTGGTTCCTTACGAACAATCAAAGCATCCATTACTACTTTATCTAATCCAGATACTACTGCCATAGCACTTACTAATGGATCAGCACCTAATGTAAGACCACCTATTGCTTTACAATCTTCTTCTACAGCAGACAATAATATCACACTAGAAAGAGTTAATCCCCTTCCAGTTAATGTAACTGGTTTACAGTTCACATAATGATCTGTTTTCTTACCAGAAGAGAGAGTAAAATCTCCCTTCTTGTAAGCATACTTCTTCAACAGTTCAAGTAACTCTTCCTTCATGACATCAAATTCATAATCAAATTATATATCTACTTACTGATCCTGTCAACAGCAGCACGAGACTTCTCAAGAATGTCACCTCTCAATGGTACATAACCTAACACAGATGCCTTCTCTTGATACTCAGTACTGAGTAATCTTGATAGGGTTGCCTTTACTGCTTCAGTCTTACGACCATTACCAGTTTCATAAGCAAGTACCCATGTAAGCGTAGCAATGGGGTAAGCACCTTCTGCTGCAGGGTTAGGGTCTGTCCCTGCGAGGTTCTCATCGAGTCTAATACCATTGAGTGCCAAAGCACCCGACTCAACTGTTGGTGCAACAAAGTCACCATTCTTATTCTGCAATTCAGCAGCTCTAATTTCACCTTTAACATAAGATTGATTTACATATCCAATAGAACCTGGTGTAGTTCTGATATTACCAGCAACACCAGCATTACCTTTGTTACCTATACCCACAGGCCAAGCAACTGACTTACCTGTTCCTAGTTTCCACTTCTTACTGAATGCTTTCATAGAGTTTGTGAAAGCAGCAGTAGTTCCTGAACCATCTGAACGATACACCCAAGTCATAGGTTGCTCATCACATCCTACTTGATTCCAATTGTTAATCTCACCAATAGCAACTTGAACTGCTTGCTCTTGTGTAAGTTTTAAATCACAACTAGGATTATTATAACCGAAAGCAATCGTGCCTCCAGTCATAGGAATCTGAACTAGTCCTCGTTTTGCTTTGTCTATATCAACTTGCTTCATAGGATCATCGGATGCTCCGAAATCCACTGTTTCATCGAGGAATGCTTTTCGACCTGAACCACTACCAACTGCTTGGTAGTTTACTCTATGTCCTCCTTCTTTTGCGAAGTCGGCAAACCATCTTTGGTAGATTTTAGATGGGAATGATGCACCTGCTCCAGAGAGTCTTGTTCGTGCATCTGCTTTTTCAGCAGCACCAATTACTGCAAAAGCAGCAGCAAGTGCTACTACTAAATTTAATCCGATAAGCCTTTTCATTAGGATCCGCTATCGTGGCTTTTTATATATGGCATCTTAACTGTATCTTAATATACTGTATTAGTATTATAACATAAAAAAAGACCCCTGTTAAGGGGTCTTATGCTGATATCCTAGTAATTTATCTATTACCAAGACCACTTCCAGACATAGCATAGTCAGGATAAGCTTCAATACCATGTTCTGTAATATCAAGTCCTAGTTTTTCTTGCTCCTCACTAACACGAATACCACCAAAGGCAGCACCAATTACTTTCCAAGCAACATAACAAGTAACTACTGTCCATACCGCATAAGCAATACAACCAACGATCTGAATCCAGAGTTGTCCTAGTCCACCACCAGTAAAGAGTCCTAAACCTGCTCCAGTTCCTTGGATATCATAACCCCAAAGACCTACAACAACAGTTCCCCAGATACCACATACTCCGTGAACAGAGAATGCACCAACTGGATCATCAATCCGTAGAGAATCTAATGCGGCAACAGAATAGACTACTATTCCACCACCAACAAGACCTGCTAACCATGCACCTGTCATAGTTAAATTACCACAACCAGCAGTAACACTAACCAATCCAGCAAGAATACCATTGATAATCATTGTTAGGTCTGGTTTACCATTTTTAATTGTAGTAATAACAGTTGCACCAATAGCACCACCTGCTGCTGCAAGTGTAGTAGTAACTGCAACATAAGGAACCCACTGATCCATTGCTAGTTGAGAACCTGGATTAAATCCATACCAACCAATCCAAAGAATCAATGCACCTAATGTAGCAATTGCCATGTTGTGACCAGGCATTGCTTGTGCTCTACCATTAACATACTTACCAATACGTGGCCCAAGAAGAAATGCTCCTACAAGACCTGCCCATGCACCAACAGAGTGAACGATTGATGAACCAGCAAAGTCAATAAACCCTGCTTCTGATAACCACCCACCATTCCACTGCCAACTTCCTGCAATAGGATAAATGAATGCAGTAAGAACTAATGAGAATACAACGAACTCACCAAATTTAACTCTTTCTGCTACTAAACCTGAAACTATAGTTGCTGCTGTTCCTGCAAATGCTGCTTGGAATAAGAAGTCAACTGTTGGAACCAACCCACCTTCACCAATAAGTTCTGGTGTTACAGTTGGATCAAAAAATAAACCATTGAAGTAAAGCCATCCTTGTGCTACGGCATCACCGTACATTAAGGAATATCCTACAAACCAATAAGATGTTACTGCTAGTGCAAATACAAATAAGTTTTTAGACAGAATGTTAACTGCATTCTTCTGCCTACACATACCTGCTTCTACCATTGCAAATCCTGCATTCATGAAGATGACTAGGATTGTTGCTACAAGTAACCAAAGATTGTTTGCCAAAAATGCTGCATTAAGTTCTGCTGGTAACTCATTTGCATGAGCAGCAAAGTCAAATAGACCTAAACCTAATAGAGCAATTGGAACACAGGCTAACCACATTAAAGAACGATGTGATCTAAACCCACGGATATTTTGTAGAAGGAGCATTGGTCCTTCTATAAGACTGGCCTCTTGAAGACGATTCTTCCGTCTAGGAGAGGATACTGTCATAAACATACCTTTTAAACTATAGTATATTATAACACATTATTTTTTTGTATCAACATTATACCGTTTTTGTATTTTTTACTACCAAATTGTATTAAGATATACAGACATAAAAAAAAGACCCCCACAATGTGGAGGTCTCTTTGTGTAAACTAATCAGTAATTAGAATACGAACTTAGCTCCAACTTTTCCAGAGAAGTCGTTGTCATCTGAAGGAGTTGTCTGTCCATAGACTTCACCATAAAGAGAAACGCTCTCAGAGATTCCATAAGAACCACCAAGGTATCCAGCGATTTCTACATCACCGAAGTCATCAGCAGTTTCTGTGTGAGGAACAGTTGGTCCTACAGAAGCGTACCAATCAAGACCACCAGGTGTTGATCCTTCGTAACCGATCTGAAGTTCTAGATTACCAGAAGTGTAATCTCCATCAGGATATGAACCATTTGCTTCTACATTCACATAAGGACCAGCAAAGGCAACTGAAGAAAGTAGAAAAGGTGCAGCAAAAGCAGCTGCGATTGTTGATTTGATTGACATGATTGTTTTAAAGTATCTCGCAAGAATAAAAAAATCCTGCGGATGATAGACTCCCCGACATGGGAATCTTTTGAACATCTACACAGGGTTACGATTCTTTCGAGTCCTTTGTATCAGTTTTATTTATAATAACATATCTTTACATAACTGTCAAGACTTCCGAACCTTTTTCATAAGTTCTTCATGTCTCTTCCTAGATTCTACCAAGCGTTGTGCTGTTGTCAACTTATCTTGATAGAAATCTTTCATGTGTGATGGTATGCTGACAACATCAGAAGGTTCTACTATAGATTCAAACTCTAGGTCAGTATCACCAACAACTTCTCTTAGTTCTTGTGTTAGATTCTCTTTTTTAATTTTTGGTAGTTCCATTAATCCTCTGTTGGTATGTTAAAAATAATCAACCAAGCAATTGCTAGTACCATTATAAAAAATACTCTAATAGAACTTAGTGATGTGTCAATCATAGTACCTGTATAACAGCAACAACATCTGGTATCTCCATCATCAATTTCTTTTCTATACCTTGCTTCAAGGTCATAACACTCATAGCACATGTCTCACACGCACCACCAAGTCTTACCTTAACATACCCTGTTTCCTCTTCTATTTCTACAAGTTGAAGGGAACCTCCATCTGCTTCAACATAAGGTACAAGTTCTTCAAGAACCCTTACTACATTCTCTTCTGTTAATTCCATATGTGTTGCCAAATAATGTTGTCTTTTCAAATACTCGTACTGGTTATCACTCATTAAATACCTTGATCTTTCTGTCTTTGAAAAAATTCTTTCAAAGATGATGAAACATCTGGTGGTTCAGGATCTTTATACCCATTACGCTTCTTCCACTTATTATACATCGCTTGCATAATCCAAGACTCTGATAAACTATGAGGTCCATCCCTCAATAGATCTGCCTGTTTACCCGTATGGTAGGGTAAAGATTCTTCTCTCCATTTGGAGTCATCATAAGGTTTATTCTTCATGTTTGTGACTTAGTTTACCAGAAATTTCATATGCTCCTTTATCACCACCGTGACCATGAGCAATACCCAACTCATGCATTTTAGCATGTTCGTCAATAGGATCACGTAAATCTACTTTACCTGGTCCTACTGTAAGGTATAATCCATACCCCATAATAAAAAATAATAATCCTACTATAATGAATACTAAAATCATTTGAACAATCCCCTAATAAAACTAATAATCATTTGAAGAAGTGACTGGATCCAGTTACCTTCCAGAGTATCAAACATATACATGTTTAATCTAAAAGCATAATTTGCTTCTACTATTATAGCATTTGCTTGATGCTCTGTGATAGGAAGTCCATCAAGAATTCCTCTGTACCCTGCTTTATATGCTTTCGGATCTTCTATTTTTTCAAAATCATAAAATTTGAGTCCTTGCCCATCCCCCAAAGCCAAAGCTTTTTCAGCAATTCCTTTAAGGATTTGACCCCCAGAGAGGTCACCCAGGTATCTGGTGTAATGATGACCAACCAAAAGTTCTGGTTCATTTTTCGCTACCTCACGAATACGATTGACATACTGGTTACATGCTTCTGAAGGTGTAATAATAGATCTCCAAATAGGTCCATAATAAAACCTAAGATCTTGCTCCAAAGCATCTACACGTTTTAGATCAGATAACTGTATCTGACCTATTATAGGATGATCTTTTAAATTTTCAACCTCCTCTTCCATTGCGGAATATACAAAATATAAATCAGAAACAAGTTTCTTGTAAGATTCTTTACTTACAACTCCTCTAAGAAAAGATCTAACAAAAGAGGTATTCTCTGCTGCTGAATGGGATTTCTTTGTCCCTATCTTTAACTCTTTGGAAAATGTCATTGTTATTCAAAACTAATTTCTTCTTCATCACTAATATCAAGATCTGGGAGTTTTGATTCTACCCAATGATCTTTATTTTCTATATTTGCCGCATTAACATATCTCATAATATGTTCATCTATCTGATGATAGATTGGATGTAAGTTAAGATCCATATTGATATCATGTGCGATATCGGCAATCTGAGCATCCGTCAAACAATGATCAGGATGAGTCAGATTACATGCTGGTATCCGTTGTTCAATCAATTCATTAAGATTTATACGAATCTCATAGTCTCTATATACTGGCATTTAAAATCCCCCCCCTAACAATCATCGCTGAAAGATTCTGCAACATCGCCACCTAGATCAGCACCTTCATTCATACCAATCATCGTAGCAGCACCAGCCAAAACCCAACCAACGAAAGGAATAGAGGAGAGACCAGAACCAACAGAAGCACCAACGCTACCACCGACAAGTCTTCCTGTTGATTTTCCACCACCTCTAGCTTCAATACATTCCTCGGTTTTGGCACTACTCTTTTTTTCGCCTAAACTACCTACAGCTACAGGGTCAATCCAAGTTCTACCATTAGATACTGGACCACCATGATGTACTGCACCATCCATAGTATATTCTTGTGTGACAGTAGTTGTATCACCTTTCTTAAGGAATCCACCTCGGTTTACAGTTTTGGTAGTAAACATACTCTTAGGATCATTCCCACGATACTCAAGACTGTATCCATCTTCTCCTGCCATTACTCTAACTGAAGAGTATTGATTCACAGGAGGGATAGCAATCTTAGGATACTTACTATTGCCTCTGGTAGCAAGCATCGCAAGCATACCAATATGCGAAAGACCAAGTAATCCACCCAATCCAAGGGCGGACCACTTAGTCCAATTTATTTGTTTGTCCATCATAAAAAACACGGAATTTACATCTTGAATGTATCTGTTGGTTTGTCGTCAACAGTACTAATCTTAATAGGTGCTTGCTCAATCTTAATTGTTTGAGTAGGACCAGTCTGGGAAGCTTTTTCGATTAACAACTCAAGGTCTTTTTTGCTAATGCCACCGCCACCATTGCCACCACCATTTCCGTTACCGTTACCGTTGTTCTGCATCTTCATCGTTCCATCACCTTTCTTAGATGCGGTCTGAATTCCGAAGGAAGCTAAAACCCCAGTAAATACCGAAGCTATAAAAGTTGGGTCAATTTTCTGTTGTGGTACACCTGGAATAGCAACATAATTTAATGTCAATATTCCACCCGACCAGGCAAGAACAGTAATTCTAACGAATGTACTGATGATTGCTGCCTGTTCATCGGCATCAGGTAGTATAGCATCTTTTGCCTTTTGAAACAACCCTTTCTTTTCTTCTTTGGGTTCTTCTTCCAGAATCTCTTCTTTTACTTCTTCTGCCATTCTAATAGAGCAATTCTCTATTATATAGTAATTTTAAAAAGGTTTAATATCAGAAGAAGGAAGACCTGCAGAAGTATCAGGAGCAGCAAGATCAGGAGAACCAATAGGAAGATCTCCTCCTAGTCCACCACCACCTAATGATCCACCAAGACCACCAAGTGCCTTTTCTTTTACATCTTCTATGATGGCTTCCCTATTAAGGTAAACATACCCACCAAGGCCAACAACGGCAACAGATACAGCAGCAGACGCAACAGCAAGTACATTTATAATTTTTTGACACATAGTTTTACTCCGAGTAATTTTTATTTATACTAGACCTAAAGATCCAGCAGTTATTCCTACCCCAACAAAAAAGGCAAATTCCAGTATACCATGTGCGGATGCTGGAATCTCCAAAATCTTTGATTTTAAATGAGTCATTTAAGCTTGTGCTCCTCAGCTTTACTTTTCGTTACAATTTATATAGGCTAATCCTCACATACATCAGGAAGATACTCCAAAGAAAGAATATCATGATCATCAATATTAGGATTTATCCATTCCCTAAATTCTTGACGAATGGAATCTGCTTCCATGATATCTTCATATGTTCCTAACTTAGATAATACATCCATACGATGTATTGCCCAATCATAATTACGTTTCAGCGTTTCTTCCAAAGTTTCCATAATCTTTACGCATGTAGCGTCCTAATATGTTGCTATTGTAGTATGCTGGTTCTCCATTGTCAAGAGATTCTTGAAGAACATTATTAAGAAATAACTGTTTTGTTTCCTCGTAGTTTACATCTCCGAGTCTGGTATGGAGGGATAAGATCTCTCGTTTGAACGCTGCGTTTCCAAGTAACTTTCTATCTGCACTAAGCTCGTCAGAGCTTCCATAGTATTTTTTCCAGTCACTCTCAGACGTAACCCGTCTCTTACCACCTCTAGGCTTACGTTTTTGTTGGAAATACTTTCTTCCGATATATTGTTTACCCGATTGGATATTAGTAATACAGTAGACGAAACCGAAGAAATCGCCAATATCATCAGAAGTGAAAGCTGTACCTTTGTAGTGCCAGGGATTTTCATAATCTCCTTCCATTTCATAATCATCATTCATCTC